AATATAAAAGGGCTACTCATGACCATCTCAATGTAAACATAATATAATCACGCTCATATCTAAATTTAAAGCCAGAACTTTCCGCAAATCGTATCCATCTAGTATGCCGTTCAGTTCCATCTATATTCTCATAGAGCCAAGTTACTATTTCAGAGTGTTTGAACGGACTTGTGTTTTCTAAAATGATAGTATACCATCCTGGATTAGTATTGTCCCATCCTTTATCATAATCATAGTAATTAAAGACAGCAACATCAGTCTTGCTCACCTGTAATCTCTTTTTCTACTAATGTGTATGGGCGCCAATCATCGTTAGGATCATACATCAATGTAAAGTATGTATAGTCACTTTCTTTAGTGAACCATACAAACAATTCATAACCCGCAGTTTGATACTTAAACTCTACACCTTGTTCTTTGCGGAATCGTTCAAATCTTCTTAGTACTAATGCTCTAGCCATTTGCGCTGACATACCACCAGCACCATATGGCAAATCAAATTTTAGTAATTTTATAAACATACTAAAGAAAAATGTATAGCGTCCTTTTCTTCCATAAAAATAAAATCCATACTATCTTCGGTAAGATGAGTAATATACTTCAACCCCGGAAGTCCAAATGTTTCTATGGCAAAGATACATTTTTCATCCCAATTTGAAATTGTATCTCCGTACTTCCATGGAATATTGACGGTATACTTGTATTTAGTATCCTGCGGCATCAAGCAAACCCTTGATTTCTTTTACTTTGTCGGGATTCCGTTTAAATTTGATAGCCCATAGTTCAGGATTAATATAATCAAGAACCATCTTAACCTGTGTTTGATCTAGTTCATCTAAAAACTTTGTGCCACTATTACTTTGATATAACATCCATGGGCTAATTTTACCTGTTGTTATCGCATAACAAACACGGTTACGGTTAGCATAACGCAATACATCTTTAGTTTGTATCGTTTCAACTTCAGCTAGTTTTTGTGTTGTTTCAATACTTCTTGCAACTGCATCAAGTGGATCTTCTTCACGCAAGTATTCAACTAGAAATTTTGTATAGGTGGTGTCAGTATTCCATGTATCAATCTTGACTTGATTCTTTAACAGCCAATCTACAAATCTGCTAACATTCAACACATTGGCATCACTACAATATGTGCCGAATTTTACGAATGCAGTATAGTATGCCGACTTAATAAATTCTTCGTAGGTTTTTTGCTTTTTAGTACTAGTATTCTTTTTGTAAAACTGTAGCCATGCTTGAAAGCCCAGTCTATTACCTTGCAGTTCTTTGTTCAACCATCGTTGTTTGTATTCACACAAATGCTTTGCGATGGTAGTCTCGCGCAAAAAACTACGCCCACAAAAATCACAACTAAAATTTTTAGTTTCAGTTGCCCCTGTCTTTTTCATATTGTTCAATGTCTTTGTCGGTTACGATTTGATTTAATGTTTCAATATCTTCAATTTTAAGATAAGGAAACAATTCACTTAAATGAATTTTACGCTTGTTGTCTCGGACGAATTCTTCTGCGAATTCTTGCAATGTACTACTATCTGTGTTTGGATATACCTTTGCAAAGTACTCTTTAATGTCTTTGACTTTTGCCGGAGATTTTAACTTACTTACACTACTTGAGATATGCGGGATCCACTGATGAAACTGTTTACCTACACCCGGACTTGATGCACACAACATCATCCAAACTAGTTTAGGATGCTTTTGTACATTTTCATTAAACAAATATTTGTTAGCGAACTGGTTAACGCTCATTACATAGTAACGGCTTAAGCCTTCACTACCTTTGATTGCGCTCATCCAATGAGTCATCATAAAGGGAACAAACTTTTTCTGTTGCTCCTCAGTCAACTTATCATAGTATCCATAATCTTTTTTGTCTAAAGCCGCAAGCACTTCAAACAAGTCAAGATCCTGCTTTTCAAACTTTTCGTCTTTGGATAACTTTTCTTTTGCCATCAAAACGCCTGATTATAATCTACAATCTCACAGTTTCTACTAATCTCTTTAACAAAGTAAACACATCTGGGCTTAGGACCATCGTCAATGGGCACAGATAAAAACTGCCCGTTCTTTAATCTAGGAGCATACCAAGTTACATCATGGTATATGTCTATGATTTCAATGGGTAGAAAATCTGGTCTAAAGCTACTAAGTGGATTAAATTCAAATGCTGAAAAGCCCCTGTCGTTAATACTAGTAAGTGGAAGTGTTTCTAAGTCGCCGTGTTCTTTCTCACCGATAAGTATCTGCCAATCTACTGGCATCTTAATACGCTTGTTGCCAATGTTTAATACCAGTGCAGGCGCACTAAAGCTTTCTAAAAAGATTAATGGAATATAATGATAGTCTACATTTTGTGGATTACTGTTGTCTAGTATTGCAAAACGCAGATCGTCTATTTCTTCGGGAAGATTTTCTAGGTTGTAAGGTTGATTGTCTAATGTTAATATCCGCATATTATGAATATATCACTTATAATTAAGTTTTTCAATATCAAATGGATAACTTGCCTCTTTGTAAAAGGCTTTTCGTTGGCTCAAATGCCGTTTGGCAAACTTGCAACTACTTGTTATGTCCCAGATTTGTACGAAGTCCTTGTCCTCAGCTTTTCTAATGCCTCGCCCAATAGATTGTATAACCCTAACAAAGCTTTTTCCGGGCTCCAAAAGAACCAGATTAAAAATCCGAGGAATATTAATACCCACAGCGGCCACACCGTAAGTCGCCACAATAATCTTATCACTACTCGTCGCCACCTCATCATATTCTTCTTTTCTTTCAGTTAATTTTGTTTCGCCACTGACAAATACTGCATTAGGTAATCGGTCTACTAATTCTTTGCCGGCTGCTACACGGTCAACAAGGATTAAAGTATTACCACTGTCTTTTATTTTTAAGATTAGCTCGGCGATTGTGTCTAATCTTTTCTTATCTTCTAATAGATGTTTTAGCTCACTTTGATAGTTTGTAAACTCTACGCCATCTTGTAACTGCACAATGTTTACATGACATTGTGCCAACACACCTTTGTCTTGTAATTCGCTGGCACTTAGTTTTCCTACAACGGACCCGATACTAACAAACAATGCTTGTGCTTCAAACTTTGCTTTGGGAATAGTTCCAGTAAGACCCCAACGAATAGGTACATGACTGAATACGCTAGTCATTAGTGTTTTAAGTGCGTCTGCCTTTGCTTGATGCACCTCGTCTACAATGATACAAACAACATCTTCAATAAACTCACCGATAGGAATTTCTGCTTCACCTGCTTTAGTTTTCTTCAACATATTGTTGAGACTTTGCCAAGTACAAATTGTGTGTGTCTTGCCTATTTCTTTTCTATCACCGAAGTAGACACCTACATCTAATCCTACATTGCGATAATCTTCTTCTGTTTGTGTAACAAGTGACTTGTTAGGAACGATTACGATACTGCGACCATAGTTTTGTATGCTATAACTCAATGCTGCCGTTGTAATTGTTTTACCTGCACCTGTTGCTACTTCCTGAATACACTGCGGATTCTCTAAGAAACGGTTGATAACTTCTACTTGATAGTCACGCAACTTAATAGGCTGACCCTCTAATGGATGCTTCTTGGGCCATACATGTTGAGAAAATAGATCCTCGGACACTTGAGCAAAATTGAATGTTGTGGAGTATTCGCGCAAGTCCTCTAACTGAATGTCATATCCTGCCTGATCAAGTAAGGGCAAAATCTCAGGCAATAGATTAAGATAAGTGCTACCACCTAAACTAAAATAACTTACCTTACCATTCCAACGACCTAACCTAACCGCGGGCAAATACCTTGCACCAGGAATTTCGTACTCAAACATATGAAGTAACGTTTTTCTGTCTCCTAAATCCAAGTTTTCTATTTTACAATTAACTTCATCCTTAACAATAATTTTACAAGTTTTCATGATATCTTTATGGGAGTGTTGTTGAGTACTTTGATTCTTTTAGTAATGTTAAGATCGGATACAGTATGCTTGTAATTCATTTTGCTAGAAAAATAAATGATAGCTATTTTTTTAGTTTGATAACTATCAACATCTTCTAAGAATAATTTCATTAAATTAAAAACTTGAATTCCAGATTCAGAAAACTTTTGTCTTAGTTCGGTCTTCAATGATTGGGGCAAAGAGTGTTCTGCAATTATACCAACTGCATCGCATTCTATTTCACGAAGCCAATGAGGTAGATCAAAAATATCTTCAATTAAAATTTCAGTATCGTATTCACTAGCAAATTTGGTTTTTTTGTTTTGAAATTTTATCTCGTCTGAGATATCTACACCTAGAGTAGAAAGATATGCTAGTGTTTTTATATCAGTATTTAGTGTTATATTAGACAACTGATTATGAATATGATTGTTGATAGCCGCAATCATATACTGATTATTTACCTTTACCAGAGTTGGGTTCCAATACTTGACAGAATCATGTCTTTTTAGTTTTTCTAAAAGTGTTTTAGTCGTATCGCAGTAATTAATCACTGGATAATATTTTTTAGCTGTGTCTAAAATCAACTTCAAAGAATACGACCCATACGGAGCCGAATATCTTTTGTTATCCTTATCCCATTTAAAAAAATGAGTTTGTGTTCTTAAATCACTTATAAATTTTTTACTGAAGGGGGACCGAAAGTATATGAAATTGTTTTCAATAGAAACCTTTGCCTCTGTATATTCTTTTTCGCTGGGGACAATATTGGTTGCTTGCCAATTTAATTTAGATATCAAGGTAGGTGAAATTTTATTTTTTGTTAGTTGTCGTTGATACTTAATCACTAATTTTTCAAATAACGCTATTTGGTTTGTAGTCACAGACTGATTTTGTAAAATGGCAAAGTGCAAATTAGTAACAAACTTTAAGTCCAACGAACTTAGTTTCATCATTCCAACCTGCATGTAGTATACCAAATGTTCCCGAGTTTTTAATTCAATCATCTTTTGATTTTAGCATTTTACAATATACAATCACAAGTACAAAGGCAAAAAAAGGGAACCAAAGTCCCCTAAAACTTGTTTAATCTACTTACGGAATATCAGCCCTTCATGCACGTGGCACGTGCCAGATTCTGCCAATTGGTCGGGCTAATCTTAACCAAATCAGCAATCTTCAAAGTCATACGCAAGGACACTTCACGCAACTTGTTGTGATTGTCCCACATGAAATTCAGAATCGTTTCCTCTTGTTCCTTGTCAAACCCATAGTCAACGAACAACCCGGGGTCAGCATCACGATGGACTTGCTTGATACGGAGCATCTTATCACGCTCGGTGTTGATAGTCAGGTCCAAGAAGTGACTGCGAGACTGGAGAGCATCCAAGTGCGGCTGAATCTTAGTGGCTCGCTTGTTATCAAAGGTCTTGTTAGTGATAAAAATGATAGAACCATGGAAGTCAAAAGTGTTGGGGACACCTTCTTCACGCAACAGTCGGCTATCCTTGTTGTAAGAGATACGACGGGTCTTGCCTGAATCCAAAGCACCCTTGAGAATATTCACAGCATCCTGATCTTCCCAAATGTCGCAATCGTCAAAGACCAATACATTCTTGCGATCCGAATACTTGTACAACAGAGCAAACAATCCGATAGCGGACATAGTACCCTTGACAATTTCAAAACGCAACTTGCGGCCTACAACCTGATCAAACAGGCTAGCCTTTTCCATTTGCGTAGTGACGCCGAAACTCTTACCGACACCGGGGGGGCCAGTCACAATCATAGCACGGATATCACCTGAGATACATGCCTTAGACATTTCATCAAGGACTGCAAAACGCTCCTTGATGCGGTCCATAGCCTGCTCATCAGTCTCGGTAACAACCTCAGCAGGAGCCTCGGACACTTGACTGACAACCGAAGAGCCGTTCAGAAATTCAATAGCCTGCATATTGTCAACCTTGATTTTAATCTCATCACTGTAGCCGGGAAACTGGCCGTCATTCTTGACAGTAACATAGTTACCTTTCTTGCCGGTTTGAAAACCCTTGACAAGGGTAAAAACCTCGTTACGAACGGTTTGATTGCGATACGAACCAGAGAGAATGCGAATCGTTGACATATTTGCTCCTGTGTCTTAACTGTCTATGTATGTATTATATAGCCAAATCCATTTATTGTCAACCTATTAAAAATCTACAAATCCTAGGTTGTACATTGCGTCACGGAAAGGTTCATAGCAATCCGGATCTCCGAATGAATAAATCAGTTCACGCAATTCCTCGGTGCATCCATCTTCAAACAAGTCAAAAATTGCATAGTTATCCAAGGTCTTGCAGGCTTCAATAAAATCAGAAAGATCGGAAAGTAGAGTCATGTTTATTCCTGAAGTTGACTGAAAGATCCTAGTTTAACACAGGATCCATTTATTGTCAACCTCAGGCCGTGATCCAAACTTCCTCAGATTCTAATACCAATGATTCGGAGCCATCGTATTCATCAATACGAAACTGTGCCCCTTCAGGTACCCACTTTACAATCAAGTCGCCTGCTCCGCCAGTGTACCCCTCAGGGTACTTCAAGTCAGCATAAGCCACAAGTTCCTCAGACTCAGCACCGCTCAATACCAAATCCACAAGGGTGGGATCAAACAACAATTCGGGCATTTCTTTGTTCCAAGTATACCAGCCGGCACCGAAGCCGGGAGATACTAGCACGGCAACCATGCCGTCACGCACAATTTTATCCATTACGCAGCCTTTGCGAGGTATTCGGACACTTGATCACCGGTGACAATTGCTCCGTCACGCATCGTATACACAACACGATAGTTGGCACGACCGCCAGCCATCTCCATATCATACTCCTCGGTCTTACGCTCGACCTTGGAGTTCATATAGCCATACTCACCGTTCTCAACGGTGCGATTAGCGATCCAACGACCGCCGATCCAACGGAGTTCAAACGGGGTCTCCCACGGCTCGGTAACCTTAACATCATTGTCAAGGATGGCGTAGTCAACCACATACTCCTCAAACATATCCGAATGGGTTTCAATCAATGCCTTGAGGGTGGGTATACCACGCTCCTTGACCTTAAGGGTTTGTTCAACTGTCAGATCGGGAACAACAAAGACCTCACCGCCCTTCATCTTCCAGTAGGGTTCAGCAACGGTACCGTAGTTTTCGCGGACTTGAGTGTAAATGACGACCTTCATATTTGCTCCGTTATCTAACTGTCTATGAGACTATTATATAACCAAATCCAATTATTGTCAACCTCAGGAATTCACCGTGCTGAACGGATCAAAATCCTCAGATTTAGATTCCATGGATTCTAGGGTGTCATAGACCCAACTCAACGGAATATTAAGAATCCTAGCAATCTTAGTGGGGTGCATACCCTCTTCCAAATATTCTTGAATATCCATGGAAATATCACTCATCCTAGACATTTTTTGTCAACCTTTCAGCGTGAGAGAAAACGAGCCAACTCCTCATTGAGAGTGTTCATTTCAAATTGTTCAACATAGAAATCAGTCTTGGGATCCCAGTATTGACCTGCCTTCGGATCGTAATACAATACACGACCACCCACGAAAGCAAACGGACCCTCAAGACCCTTGATAGGCTTGTACCCACCATAAACATCTTCAGTGCGACCAAGAACCTTGTAACCCATTTTACTGACCCTTCCATGCTTGGTCTTGAATACGCTTCCATGTCTCAGCTACCCATTTATTCATCTGGGCCGAGGTGATCATCTTAGCCATAATTACTCCTTAAATGAGGTCAACTTGAACCTGAACATCAACCTTTTGACCATCGTGGTCATAGGCATTGTATGTACGGGCGATACCAGTAATTTCCTTGCCCGTCAGAGCCTGACTAGTACCGATGGTTTGTAGAGCCATAAGCACAGAGACACGCTGGGCAATAAAACACATATCAAACACGCCAGCCACCGTAGTAAAGAAGCCAACACCGTCAACAATCACACGGATTTTTTGGCTGTTATTCAGACCTTCAACCAAACGCTTTGCACGCATAATTCGCTCCTGTATCTAACTGTCTATGAGACTATTATATAACCAAATCCAATTATTGTCAACCAATAATTGTAAGGAAAGTATACACTCGGACATCACGCTTTGCGAGCGTCCGAGCATCATGCAGGGCTCCGATTTTTGCGCCCTTGAGTGTTTTGTATTGCTTACCCATCTCGGCCCAAAGATAGCCCTCGGCGTTCTTAATTAGGGTAACATGTTGTTTTTTCAGCATATTTGTATTATATGCCCAAATCCAATTATTGTCAACCGTTTTTTAGTGCTAGAAAAATCAGTTTAGTGTCACGGGGAGTCCAACGCTTTCCGTCAGGACCACAGGCTTCGTAGGTTCCACGCATTACATTGCAACTATGAAAATAACCCGGGGTAATTTTACCGAACACCGGGTCATACTTTTCCTCATTCCAGGACTCGGGAATATGGCACTTGAAAAAATAACTTTCACGCAATAGCCGAGCCATGAATGAGCCCTTGGCGTGTTTACAATCCTTGCACTTAAGTTCCTTATTGTACACAGGCTGTGACATGTTCATCCTTCAAAATCTGTTGTGAAAAAACAACGCCACCGTATGCTTGCTGGTAGCACAATGCAGTGGCTTCAATGTAGAAAGTGTAGATACGACCTTGGGGAGTTACCAGAGTGTAGTTCATACAGTTCCTTATCAACTATACCTTAGTATAGCACAGGAACCATTTATTGTCAAATTTAGTTTTTATAGACTACAGTGGTATCCGCACTCTTGGCATTCTTTTGTGAAGTCTGATTGCTTTGCCTTTTACTGCTCACCACATTGAGGGTGTTCACAACACTAAAACCCAATTCTTTATGGTAGGCAAGTACATCATCACTCATGTCCCGATTGCGTACCTTACCTACATTCCAGCAACTAACACCATCTTCTTTAAGATGTTCAATGCTCAAATGAATGATCCCACGCAAAAAAGTATCTGCCCAAGCTTGGTAGGTTGGTGTATTGGTAATTGATTGCGTATTTTGATGTGCGTATACTTCAAGGTCAAAGTAGGGAGGACTTGTTAAAACTAAATCTACCTTAGGTAGGTTGTATTTTTTCATGTTTAACGCATCATCACAAATCAAGGTCACACGATTTTGTATCCCCAAAAAGTTCACAATGTCATTTAGATTTTTATAAGTTTCAGTGTTTGGTTCAAATGCTATGTAATGGGCCCCATACGATACTGCACCGAGCATGCGACCTCCCCAACCTGCACAAGGATCAAGGACTATTTCAGGCTTGTATTTTATGCAGGCTAGTTTCATCATTTGAGGTCTGTACATTGTGTTTTTTGTTAGACCACAACAAAAGTAAATGCCACGCTTTAACTCACTCATGTACGGGGTGCTATGACTTTTACGGTTCCATCTTAGAATTTTTTCTAAATTTTCTGCCTTCCACAAACTCTTAAAACTAGTTCCTGTTGCACTTTCAATATCATAGAAATTAGGGCAAAAGTGTTCACTCAATTTCATACCCAATCTAGAGGTAGAATTGATATCGTTATCTGTGGTAGTCCATTTGCAAAGTTTTTGCCAATCTTTTTTTAATTCGTCAACAGAATAATTATGTAGGAAACTAGTTTGTTCTAACTCTTTAGCAAGATGGGGCAATAGATTTTCAAAATCAGAATTTGATAAATTTCTTAAACTAAATCTTTTATTTAAATAATTTAAAATCATTTTGTTAGGTTTATAAATTTTTGAAGCATTACTTTACTCATACATTTTTTTGAATTATTTTCATCAAAGTAAAGTATTTCTAAATTTGGGCAGTCAATATATTGTTTATATCCAAATCTCACGGATTTACGAGTGGTTGAATTGTTAATTTTCTTTAAGAGTTTTGCTTCTAAATCTGAAGTGATATGATTTGCAGGGAACCTCACCACAAAAAGGCATTTATCGTCTGCAAACCCTGAACAAAGAATATCCCAGTCTTTAATATCATTGATTTTTTTCAAGGTAATATCATTAAAACTACCGCCACCTGTTAATTTTTTTTGTTTCCCCTTTTCATTTTTGTGAGCGTATTCAGGTTTTACTTCAACATATTTTTTTCTTGTACTGTCATAGCCGTCTGCTCCTTGTTTTTTATCTATTTTTTTGCAACCTGCCACAGAAAGTGTTAGTTCCTCTCTTAATGTACTTGAATTTTTGTCAAATAAAAATGTCTCAATAATTTCTTGTGCTACTTTGGTCAATTTGTTAAATTCTTTTTTATCACCAAAAAAATAGTTTTTTATCAATTTAAGTGCATCTGGGCTAAGACTCATAAGTTCCTCTCAATAAACTGTATAGAATAAATTATATAGTAATTTTACGGGTATGTCAACAAAAAAACCCGCACTAGGCGGGTTCTGTGTTAGTGTGTGAAACGATTACTTTTTGTTCCAAGCCCAAAAAATAACTGCTAGGGCAATCAAGCCTACAAGACCCTTCTCGCCTAATGCACCAACGAACTTAGCGATAGAGCCAACTACATCAATGCCTAGGAATGGTACTGCCGCACCAAATAGGATTTGTAGAACAACGCCTACGGCAATCAGTTTGATTCCTAAATCCATAACATGACCTAGAAATACTCCTGCCATGCCAAATGCTTTGCTTACTTGTTCCATGTTTTTTGTTTCCTTTCACAAACTAATATTTACCGTAATAAGGTACCATATTAAGTGTCAGGACTATGTGTAATAACATAGAACAGTTAGCACATTAACTGCGATTAGTTAACCAAATCATACTTTTCAACTTGATAGAATCCTATATCGTGCTTTCGTTTAGTATAATAAAGACCACTGAGAGTGATAGGATTTTGTATGAGTTGTTCAAATATACCAGTCAATGGATTATTTTTATCTAAGTAAAGAGCAACAACATTATTGTTTTCGTCACTAAACCAATATTCATTACGCTTTAATGATCGGCGATCTAACACAGTTTTACTAATGAATGATAATGTTTTTAACTCTTTGCCTATAACATTTTTTGATACTACCGTTTTTCTTCCGCTGAAAATTTTATCAATCTCTATATCATAGAAGTAGAACTGGGGCAAACGATATGCCAATCCAAATGTTTGCTCTACAAATTTAGTTCCATCGCTGTGAACAAATTTATTCAAGTCCTCAGTATAGTTAGAGATATGTTCGTTTTTTAATTTCAGCATCATAATTTTTTTGCTGTAATAGTCACGAACCTTACCTGCTAATTCTTTATCTTCGTCAGTTACTAACGGGAACAAATCTCTATCCAGAAGCTTACTAATTGTAGGGCGAATGGCTAGATTAGTATCTGTAGAACTGTTTCGTATTCTATACCAAGCACAACTCAATGCCAACAAATCTTCTTCTGATTCGTAAATTTCGTATTTTTTAAAATACTTAGATTGTTGTTCTTCACCAAAAGAAAAAATATTCACATTTCCAGATCCTTGAATGGTACCGTTCGTAGACAAACTATTAGGGAAAGTAATGTTACCTAATATTTTATTAATTTGTTGAGCGGATAATTTTGTATTAGCCAATTGTAATGTCCTCCATACCGGCTGTTCGTAATCTTACAATGTGTCCCATCTGCCATTGTTTGGCTTCAAGACCCTTCATAATGCCTAACCAACGATTGCGTAGTAGTGCTACTTCATTGATAATGGTTTCAAAGTCAATGACTTCATCCTCACCATCAACATACTTTTCAGCATCACGGCTAGTCAATGCTCTATTATACGCTTCTAAATATTTTTGAAAATGCTTTCGGCGAATTTTCCTAAGTTGTATGTTGAGGTAATTTAACACAGCCTCAATTTCTTGAAGCTGGTTAAATCTATGCTCAGTAACACCCGGTAGGTTGGCAATGTTCTTTTCTACATTGCCATAAATGGAAACTTCTTTTTTTGCCGAGATTAATTCTGATTCATAATGTGTAATAAAATCGGGTATCACACCAAGATTTTGTGTGACTTTAGTGTACCAATTCATTCATCACCATTCTTCATCTTCGTCGTCGTAATCTTCTTCGTATTCTTCTTCTAATTCATGTTCACTGACATAATCTTTGAGTGCGTTCAAAATTTCTTTTTCACCACGGAAAGATTCTTTGATTTCATCTGCTTCATAATTGTTGTCAATTAAAAAGCTAACCAATGTGTCAGCGGCATCTTTTCTTTCAGAGATATCAATATGACCTCTTAATGCATCCCATACTTCTGCTACAAAATCTAAACTCATTCTGTAATGTTCTCCTCTGTTGATACATTACTTATCTTTGAATTATATTTTTCAACAAACCATCCTTTACATGAACCGCGGGCTGGTATCTTTTTATTTCTCATAATCTTTTCCATAGTAGGCACACTTAAATTGTGTAGGTTACAAAAATTATAAAACCCCTCAGCTATATATTCAACTGAATCGGGTGAAATAAATCTATAGGTTTTTATATTGTTTTTGTTACCCTTCATTCTTTCTGAATGTTTCTTTTTGTTTTCGTCTGTGTGGTGCTTGTTATAAAACCCGTTCTTCTCACCTGTGACACCTAACCCAATTTTCTTTTTTGTTTCTGCTGTCATGGGTTTTCTGCCATTTTCTAATAGAGTATTTTTATAACTTTCTATTCTTTTTTCTAAATGAGCAGGTGCTTGCTTTTTACCTTTATGAGAAGGGGGTCGTTTATCTAAACAAATGTTGGTCAATATACCGCCTTCATCAATATTTTCTCTCCCGTATTTTTTAATATAAGATGCCTCAATCTCATATGCGACATTTTCATCAATAATATTGTCAGTCAAAATACTTATAGGTATCTCGTATCCCTGTTCTCGTAAATATTGAATCTTAAAGAACTTATGACGATTATCAGTATTGTCAATAGTTTCCTTGAAGTGATCCAAATGTCTTTGATTTTCAGTTTTACCTTTACCTATATAAAAAGGAAGGTTGGTTCTATTATCTATTAGGGCGTATATGTAATACATAGCAGTCTCCATAATATTATTTATGCTAACTGCTATGAATCCATATTTTATTCTTCATCAGGAGATTCCATCGGAGTTTCTTTGGGTGAAAGCATGATATCTTTCATTACAATATTCAGACAATTATCGTCATTTCGCTCCCAGCCTTTGCGAAACTTTTTTATGATTTCTCCGTCTTTTGTGGTATATACCAGACTATTACCTTCTTTTGAGAGTAATCCTTTTCCTTCAATCAAATCTGTAAGACCTGAAAACGGACTCATACCTTGGTCGTACGGGATCTTAACTTGAACACTTTCAAATGGTTTTGCGTAGCGAGTTTTCATAACCTTACAAGCACTACGAATACCTCTAACTTCACTTACCTTGTTGCCATCTTCATCTTCTTTAAGTTTGAGTTTACGCATAGCAACAACAATACTTGAAGCATAGATAAAGCCTTGACCACCTGAAATCTTATCATCAGGATCAAACATATCTTGTGAAGCATATGTGTGATTAGTCGCAACCAATCCTACATTGTGACTGCCAAACATATTAACACAGTTGCGAACAAGTGCCGTCAATGCCTTAGGCTTACGACCCATGTCACCCTTCATGTCACCTGCTTCAAACTGATTAACATCAGTAGGTGTCAGTAGCATACCTAGACTGTCAATGATGAAAAGAACTTTAGGCTTATCATCAGCAGGCAGTGCCTTGTAGTTCTTCATAAACTCTGAAATAGTCTTGGCAACATCATCAATCATTGCCATGTTGAGTTTCAATAGTTTATCTTCACTGGTATCTACACCGAGTGCTTTCAGCCAATCTTCATCCAAGGCATTTTCTGAGTCAACCAAGACAACAAAGATGCCTTGTTGTTGTGCGTGTCTGACGAGGTTGCCTGAACAGATGTATGACTTTCCTGATCCTGACTCTCCGGCAAAGACAGTAACTTTACCAAGAGGTACGCCTTTATTAAAGTCACCACTAATGAGGTAATTGAGAGCATAATTTCCTGTACTCACCCAATCTGTCGGGTCATTGAAACCAATGCTCAAGCCCTCAATAGACTTGGTGATATCCTTTCTAAATTTACTTACGTCAAATGGCTTTCCCATATTAATTATCCAACTTTTTAATGTTATATTCTTTAATCATTTCAATCAGTTGTTCTTCGGTGTTACACACAATTTTAGTAGTTTTCCAATCATTTTCTGTGTCACGCCCGCTGATTTCAATCATCCAACCATTATCATAACGATAAATGGTAAAGGAATCACTTACTTTATCAAGTTTATTAAGTTTCATTTTATTTCCTTATTTTGTAATGCCGTTTGTATACAGTCTATCAGTAAATGATAGTTTGTCAAGGTATTCTGGGCAGTTATCGGCAATCCGTTCTAGTTCAAAATCACTAGGATAATGCCTTAGGCAACCTCTTGCCCTATCTCTTACAACACTGGGTACTCTAGGAGTACGACCAGGATCGCATAACTCTTCCAGTAATTTTTTACTTTGCTTTAAAGCCCGAAATCTTTCATCTGGTAATGTCATAGTTATCTCCTATGGAAGGGGCCTAAGCCCCTTATTCCGTTTAAGCAGACTTATTCTGTCTTGCTCGGATCATTGCCAAAATGTCTTGTGCTTTATCGCTTGATGGGGCACTAGGAACCTTGACAGGTTGTGAAGATGTTTGTGGTTCTTCATCTTCCCAAGGAGCAGAAGATTCTGCTACGGGTTGTTTAACGGGTGCACTGGTTCCAGCAGTCGCAGTTGGTTCAGCCGTTGTAGAACCTGCAGGAGCTTCAAGTCCATAAGGACGATAGTATTGACCCCAACGCTCATTATCGTAAGGCTTACCATCAACACTTGCTTCAAACATTTCTTTGATAACACGAAGTTCTGCTTCAGTGGGCTTCTTGGGCAAGAAGTCAGCAAGATTAAACAAGCCATGACTTTCAAGTGCGGCTTGTTCAGCCTCAGTCAATGAGCTTTCCTTACGGGCCCAGTTTGAAGTACTGTAATCAGCATAACCACCTTTGCTGGTCTTCTTAATGTTGAAATCAAGACCGCGCATATAATCAGTTGGCAATTCTTCCATTTCAGGATCCATCAAACTAGACTTGATGATAGTAAAGATTTGCGGGCTGATAATGAACCTGCGAATAGGGTTAGCAGGAGCCTTGTCATCACCTAAAGGATTTGTACGAACGAAACCCTGGAACAAATAACTACGCTTCTTCCAATACTTGTTAGCCATTTCTTTCAATGACTCATCCTTATACCAAGGACGAACTTCTGCCAAAACTGGGCAACTGTCGCCATACATCTCCGTGCACGGAACTTGTACAACAACTTGCTTCATGTTTGGATCACCCTTCACACCATTGAAGGGAAGCTTAATGATTTGACGCTCTACCCAAAAGAATGTGTTGCTAGAGTTGGCATCGGGCAAAAATCGCACAGTAGCGATTGTACCTTCATCCATATTCCAGTGGGGGTAGATTGCGTTATCAGATGTAGCGCCTGATGCGCCTTTGTTTGACTTGTTTTCTTGGGCAGCAATTCGTGCCCTGATTTCTGCTAATGAGGCCATAATATTTCTCCTTAAGTTGGTCTTTGTTGAGCCTAATATAAATTCGCTGATTCCCTATGAATCAACTAACATACACAATATGAATATTAAACTATTCTCGGTGCCTATGTCAATAGTATTTATCCCATTAATGGGAAAACACAAAATTAAAACTGTATAACTGGTGATGTGGGCGGTGTGAAGTTAGCTGTATAACGGGCTACACCGTTTGTTACTCGTAAGTCATCTATGTAGCCGTTGAATTCAGTGAAATAACTTTCTCCCCCGTACCCTACATAGAGTGGTTGAGTGGTAAATGTAATATTTGTGCTATTTGACCCAGTGCCGGATGCCACCCCGTTTATATACCAAGTCCAAGTGCTTCCGTTACGCACAAACGCAAGGTGAGTCCAGGTATTTGCAGTGATCGCACTAGTGGCTGTTGTGTAAATATCCGAACCGCCTGTCAATCCGTTATAATGAATACTGGGTGTCCCTGCATTAAGGTGCATCACAAATTTGGGCACACCACCAGGTCCGCCACTTAGTGCATAAAAACCGCGTATTCCGGCAATGCTACTTGGGTATAACCAGGCTTCAAAAGTAAAACTTCCAGTACCTAAATTATTATTTACTGAGAATGGTGAGACCAAGTAATCGCCAGTGCCATCAAACGACATACTGCTATTACCGTATTTCTTGATTACTCCAGTGGTACTAGCATTGCCCAGTGTTTCGTAAGTGGCCATCATGGCACTGTCGTAAATGGCTGCACTGGTACCGTTAGCCAATATCAGGGTGTTTTGTATAGGCTGTAATGGTGCCACTGGTGGTGCAAAAGACGCAGTATAAAGAACTGTGCCTCTAATGTATCTTAGATTAGATATGTATCCAGTCCAAAACTTTGCAGGATTTAAAGTGCTACCAATATAAAAATTTTGAGTTGTTTGATCATAATAAGTTCCTGTAGCGGAACTGCCAGACGCAACGCCATTTATATAGTAACTGATAGTATTATCAGACCTAGTTACAACAACGTGGTTCCATTGATTTATGCGTACAACAGAAGAACCCGAAGATGTTCCAACGGATGCTCCGTCTCCATTATTATCTGACTGTACAGTTCCATTGGTGTTAACCATGAGACTTAATCCTCTGGAATTGCCGTTAAATGTACCAAAAAACGCACTTTGGGCTGCTAGACTGGTTGGATATAACCAAACCTCTATAGTCCAATTACCATTGGTAAGATTAAGTACTGGTGATAAAACACTAACTAAGTAATCCCCAGTACCATCAAAATACATGCTGCCACCGTAATTTGCCACACTGTAAGTAGCATTGCTACCAGTGGTACTAGTCCAGCCAAATGGGTTGAATTGAGTGGGCTGGCTGTTACCAAAGACGGTTATGGCGAAGTTGTTGGTGCTATTATCAACGAATGTGGCGTTTTGGCATGTTAGTAGACTTGTACCTGACACTGCGGTTAGTGGTGCAGTTGGGGGCGTGAATGCTGCTGTGTAAACTGCTGTGCCTTTGACCAAACGCACATTGGATATGTATCCTGTACATACACCTGTTACACTTCCGTTGAAAAATTCAGCTCCTATATACGTTGTTCCCGAAAATGTAGCCGATGAAGTCCAAGTACCCAGTGAAGCTCCGTTTAAATAGAGAGTCACTGTTGTTCCTGCCCGAACCACAGCAACATGTGACCAAGTTCCAACTGCAGGTAATGTTGCACTACTGATACGGTTAGCTCCATTGGAATACACTATTAGTGCAGATCCTGTACTACCTATATAAACTTCAATCCCCGTAGAAGTAAAAGAATCTCCAAGAGTAAAGAAAAAGTTGTTGCCGCTTGCAGAACGGTAAACCCAAAACTCAATAGTAAAGTCTGCATTTAGTGTAGTGGCAGCATTATTTGGCGCTGTCAAATAATCCCCAGTGCCATCAAAGTAACCACTATAACTTGTGGGAGTAGTCAACACTGGGTTGAAGGGGTTGAAGCGTTGTACGCTAACATCACCGTTTCTTGTTATAGTAAAGTTGTTACCACTGTCATCTATGAATCTATTATCAGCACAAGTTAGTAGGCTGGTGTTAGCGATTGGTGTGAGAGGTGCTGTGGGTGGCGTGAACGCTGCGGTATATACTGCTGTACCTCTTACTATGCGTAAATTTGAAATATAACCATTGTATCCAGTATTTTGCACCGAACCTAAATTTAAGGTAGAACCCGAGGGCCCCTGTGGGGTACCAGATTTTGATACTGAAAATGCTTGAACCCCGTTAATGTAACCCTTAAGGGTGGAATTTGAATTAGTGTAAACCATGGCAACATGAGTCCAGGTGTTCAAAGCAACAGTAGAAGTACTGACTGCGTTAGTTACTCCAGCACCATTATAGTAATAAAAATATAAGTTACCCGATGAATTTGTACCAAAACTCCAGTATGTATCTGCACTAGTTGGTAAACCATATGCAACTTGTAATGGCAAACTATTAGTAGCACTCTGGGCGTTTACTCTATTGAAAATCCACATTTCAATAGTGTAATCTGTGTCCCACCACTGGACTGTAGATGCACTGTAAGGCATTGTTAAATAATCTCCAGTGCCATCAAAATAATTGCTCCAGCCACCACCATAGGGCGTAAAACTGCCCTGTGTTGTATTACCATTTCTAGTAATTAAAAAGTTACTGGCACTACTATCCAAAAACATATTATTGTTGTTGGGCTGATTGTTTTGTAGTGTTAGTAGTTGTGTGTTTGCAACTGCGGTTAATGGTGCTGTGGGCACAGTTATAGTGGTTTGCGTAGGGTTATATACTGCTGTGCCCTTTACAAATCTTACATTTGATATGTAGCCAGTAACACCCTGTGCGACCGTTTCATTATTGCCTATGCGAAGCTCACCTTGAGCAAAACTTGTACTATTAGTAACAGTACCGCCGTCTGTGCGAGAACCATTGATCCAGAGTGACATAGTAGTTCCGCTTCTTGATGCTGCAATATGTACCCATTGATTCAATGGCATATTGATGTTAGAAGTCAATAAATCGGCAACACCATAACTTCTAATTACAACCTTACTGCCAGTAACATAAACAATCAAGCCGTTGGTTGCGTTTATCAAATAGAAAACTGGATTGCTGGCCAGACTCGAGGTGTATGCCCAGAACTCAACCGTGAAATCCGCCGGTGCTGCAAATGCTGTATTACTGGCCAGTGAAAGATAATCACCAGTGCCATCAAAATATCCCGAACCATAAGTGCTGTAGGCACTGAGAGGTATGAATGGATCAAAACCACTTATTGATACACTACCGCTGACCGTTACGGTGAAATTATTTGTGCTATTGTCAATGAATCTATTGCTCTGGCATGTGAGCAATTGTGTATTTGTGATGGTTGTAAGCGGAGTTGTACTTGGGGTAAAGTTTCCAGTGTATACAATTGTACCACGGACATATCTGAGATTGCTTATAAATCCCTTCCAGCCCAGTGTTGATATACCAAAGTTACCAAATTGACCAATAGTCAAGGGTTGATTTGATGCAAAGATTGAGGCTGCGTCCGTGGTTGACCCAGTGGCGACACCATTCACATAAAATGTATAGACACCAGCACCAGTACGTGTAAAGGCAAAATGATACCATTGTCCCGCTGTTACAGTAAATGAGTTTGAATATATAAATGCGTCTGTGCTTCCATTGGTCGTGTAGTAAACTTGTAGTTTTCCGTTTGCCAAACTAAAGCCCCATGCCCGTTGCCCGGTGGCCACTTGTGACACAATGTAATATTGATCACTTGTGTTATATGATTCTAGATAACAGAATGCTTCAACAGTTATGTCAGTATCCAAATTCCAGGCTGCATTGTCAGGAACAGTAAGGGCATTAGTAGATGTAAAATAATTACTGTAATATCCGGGCGTATATGGACCAAAGTTATTTGGTCTTGTATCACCAATCACACTAACAGCAAAATTGTTTGTGCTGGCATCACTAACGAATGTGCTGGATGGATTACTAGCACTCAACAATGTGGTTACATATTCAAAGTTAGCATCGCCAGCAGCGATAGTAATACTAAATGCTCGGGGACTTTCTTGCGCTTGGCCGTCTATGGCTTCAACAGTAAAATTGTAGGTGGTTTCGCTAGTAATACCAGTAACTGTGCCACTCAACAACCCACCGCTAGATAAACTTAGTCCGGGAGGTAATGTACTACCCGCCTGTAATGCATAAGTCACCGGGGCATCTCCCGTAGCACTGAACTGTATGCTAATTGCACTATCCACTTGGCCACCAGTGAGTGTGCTGCCAGTGACCCATGTGGGATCACCACTGTATGTTAAACCGTTTACTAATATTGCTACGCCACCATTGCTCACAGTAACATACACAATATATGTTCCGGCTGCTTGTGCGGGTACTTGCACATTTAAGGTTGTGCTGTTTACAAAAGTAACACTGGTTGCTGTCACACTGCCTATGACCACCTGAGTTCCAGCAGTAAAGTTAGTTCCGGTAATTTTAATATATCCACCACTAGTGCTTACAGCAGTATCGTCTTTGACAACATAACCACTGGTTGTAATCTGAACTTGCGTGATAGTGGGGGCAGTTGAACTCAGTGCTGTGATAGTCGCAGGGCTAAGGTTGGTAAGGTCAATATAGGTTGGCATAAGCAGTAATACTCACAATATGTGAGTATTTATCTGAAAAATGTTTTAGAATTGTATTACTGGGCTAGTGGGTGGTGTGAAGTTTGCAGTATAACGGGCCACGCCTCGGGTAATACGCACATCATCTAAATAACCATTTAAAGCTGCGTTATTAGTGGAACCGATAGTAAAGGGTATGTCTGTGCCTGATACCGGTGATCCTACTATAGATGCAGTAGCTGATGAAACTCCGTTAATGTAAATAGCTAATGCTCCCCCATTGTTAACAAAAGCCAAATGATACCACTGTCCTGTTGCCAAAGCAGTGGTAGTTGTGAACGATTGTTGTGATCCCCTCCAGTAATAGAACCGTACTGTTCCGCCTGTGATAGGACCAAATGACCAATAATTACTAGAAGTAGTTGGATTCATGTTTCCGATTACTACGCTTTCGTTATTGCCGCCCTGGGTGAACGCATTCGCATAAATCCAATATTCTAAAGTAAAGTTACCTGAATACCAATTCAAGAATGGTGCAAAATTATTTGACAAACTCAAATAATCTCCGGTGCCATCAAACGATAAACTGCTATTTCCGTACTTCTTGATTACCCCAGTAGTACTAGAATTGCCCAGTGTTTCGTATGTTGTGATCATGGCACTATCGTAGATGGCTGCACTGGTGCCGTTGACTTGTAAAACGGCGTTTGCATTGAATGACAATGGTGCTACTGGTGGGGCGAAGTTACTGGTATACAGTGCTTGTCCTCTTAGTATACGAAGATTTGTTATGTATCCGTTAATGCTGCCACCGCTGGGCACAGAACCTACTCGCAATGCTCCTTGAGTTGTATAGTTTTGATCTGTAGTTGTGTTTGAACCAACTAGTACTCCGTTTTTGTACATAATGAATGTTGATCCACTTTTCATGATTGCCACATGAGTCCATTGATTTAACACGATGTTTGTTGGGTCTTGAACATTAATACTTCCAGCAGAAGTAAACCAGGATAATCTACTGTTAAAGAATGCCAATGCCCAACGGTTATTATACCCACCACTGGACGCAGCATCAGTCCAGGTTGTTGCCAAGGGAGCATAATTTGAAGGACTTGATGATAAGTAAAACCAGCATTCAATGGTAAAGTCGCCCGAAGATCCTAGGGTAAATGCTGGGTCGCTTGGCGTTAATAAAAAGTCACCAGTGCCATCAAAATACATGCTGCCACCGTAATTTGCGACACTGTAGGCTGCATTACTGCCAGTGGTACTAGTCCAGCCAAATGGGTTGAACTGAGTGGGCTGGCTGTTGCCGTTGGCAGTGATCGTGAAGTTGTTGGTGCTGTTATCTACGAATGTGGCGTTTTGTAATGTCAATAAACTTGTATTGGCAATAGCAGTTAATGGTGTAGTACTTGGGGTAAAATTACTGGTATAGACTGCGGTGCCGTTGACCACTCTAAAGTTGCTAATGTATCCATTCACACTATGTGAAGCACTAAAGCCACTGCCACCTATTCTAATTGTCCCAGTAGTAGTGCCAAAATTTGTTGAGTTGGTGGTGGTTGAACCCACCTGGGAGCCGTTCACGAATAATCTCAAAGATGTTCCTGATCTACTAACTGCTATGTGATTCCAGGCATTGGCGACTACCGCAGTAGTTGTAACTGCAACTATCGCGGCATTTCTTGCATCAAATTTTAATTGAGTTGCGCTCCAGTCGTAGCCAAATTCAGGAAAAGTTCCAGTATCATCCGGTCTTAGGAAAGCAGAGAAAGTGCCAGTGTTTGCCATGTAAGCCCAGAGTTCAATTGTAAAATCACTGGTGCCGAAGGCCAGCGAACTACCACCAGTATATGATAAACTGTCACCATTACCATCAAA